ACTGCTCTTGAGCAGTTAAATCTTCAACTCCAAAATCAGAATAAATCTCCTTTACTTGTCTTGCCTACAGGTGCTGGTAAAACAGTTATCTTTTCAGAGCTAGCAAAAGATTTTGTTAGTAAAGGCAAGAAAGTAATGGTTCTTGTTCATAAAAGAGAATTAATTAAACAATCTTGTCAAAAGCTTGATTTGATTGATTCAAAATACGGAATCATCGCCTCTGGTTTTCCCAGGGATAATACTCAACCTTTACAAGTTGCTTCTGTTTATACTCTTTACAGAAACATCGAAAAAGAAAAGTTTGTTCCTGACATAATCATCTTTGATGAAGCACATCATATTGCTGCATCTACATGGTTGAAAATTGTAAAAAGATACAAAGATGCCATAAAGGTAGGAGTGACAGCGACTCCCATACGTTTAGATAACAAACCTTTAGGTAAGTTTTTTAACGTACTTATATCTGATGTACAGACTAATGACTTAGTTTCAAAAGGTTACTTATGTAATCACAAAGTATTTGCAGGAGCTAAACAACCTGACTTAACTGGTTGCAGATTAAAAAGAGGAGAGTTTCAAAAGAAAGATTTAAAAAAAGTAATGGATCAACCAATGATTATTGGTGATGCCGTTGAACAATATAAAAAACATTTATTAGATAAACCAGCAATTGCTTTTTGTGTTGATATTGCTCATGCCAAAAAAGTACATGAAAAGTTTATAAAAGAAGGTGTTAAGGCAGAACTATTAACAGGTGAGATGAAACTACCTGAGAGAGATAAAGTCCTTGATAAGCTAAGAAACCATGAGATAAGTGTTGTTGTTTCTATTGACATCATCAGCGAGGGCACTGATTTACCTTGCGTGACAGGAGCTATCCTCCTTCGCCCAACGAACTCTCTTGCTTTATATGTTCAACAAGTAGGAAGAATATTAAGACCAGAAGAAGGTAAAACAGCAATAGTATTAGATCATGTTGGCAATACTTACAGGCATGACTTTGTTGACGTTGAACGGATATGGGAATTAGATTTTGATGAAGAAAAAGTAAAAAACAAAGCTAAACCTATATTTAAAACTTGTAAACAATGTAATTATGTTTTTAAACCACAAAAAGTTTGCCCTAATTGTGGTCACGAACTTACAAAAGAAGAATTACTTGAGATTGAAGGTCAGTTAGAAGAACTAAAAAGGAATCATGATAGAAAACCAGAAACTATAAAAGAAAAATATAAAACTTCAATATATGCAAAATCACAATACAATAATTCTAATTTACTAGATTTTGAATATTTAACCAAAAATAAAAAGATAGTTTTTGAAACTAAGACTAATTGGAATACTAGTTTCTATTTAAATCATAATCAAGATAAACAGGTAAAAGTAGGAGATAATATTATTTATTATGTAGGTGCTAATCAACAAAAATATGGAATAGTTGTTGGTTTTATTGATAAAGGAACAGAAGATACTTATGTACATCCATATACTGTCCCACCAATCAATGAAGATACTCAAGAATATCTTTTCCCTGATTACATACAAAAAGGTCAAGAATTAGGTGAGTTACAAGATATAAGAGAAAATGAACATTTTGACAAAATTATATTCTTAGGAAAAAGAACTCAACCTTATATACACATAAGAAACAAAGAAACAGGAGACATAATGAATTTGTATTTACGAAGATTGCGTAAGAAAGGAGATAAAACTCATGCAGGATACACTTGCATCATATTGACAGATAATGGACTAGAAACTTATGAAACTGCTGATAAAACAGGTTGGATGTCTACAAACTCTATAAACTTTAAACAAGGAGAGAAAGTAAGAAAAAGAATGAGAGGTTTTAAGTTTGATAGACGTTTAATGGATAATCTTATTGATGTTTGTAGAAAAGCTCATTTCAATGTTGGTTATAAAATTGATTGGATACATAGAAACTACTATGCTAGGAAACTCAGCAGAGAATTACAGAGGATTTACACATGAGAAAAAAACCTAAACAATACTTAGTAAATGATCCTTTACTAAAAATACATTTTAAAATTATTAATGGCAAACGTCATTGGATTACACCTCCTCCTACCACATACGAAAAATGAGCGACTCAAAAAAATTAAAAAAATTAAAAGAGATAAGACGTAAAAATCTTGAAAAAAATCTTTTAGATATAGAACTTAAGGGTTATGACCATTACATCTTTATTAATGAAAGAAACAAAGCTCAAGTTGTTTCAAAGCAAGGTGGTTGGATTACAGAACACATTCGCACTGCCATACTCAAATTTAACTACGAGATTGATAAAATTGAAAAATTACAAGTAAAAGATTTTACTAATATGGAAATTAACGAATACGAAAAAACTTTGCAATAGGATTTCTTCGTTTTTGTTTTCTCATTTCAACTACAACACGATTAGCTTCTAGTTCTATAAGTCTGTTCAATAATGAAGCCATGAAAATATCTTGATCAAATTTTTTTCTAAGCAAGTGTGTACAATATCTTTTTACGTTATCAAGATCATTAGCTTGCATAATCTCTCTACATTGCATCTCAACCTGTAATTCCATTTCTGGAGGTGCTGGTTCTATATCAATGTTGAGGAATTTAGTAATTTTCATTTCATTGGAAAAAGCTGTTTTTCTAATAAATCAACAGCTCTATCATCCAAAGTATTTGTAGTTTGTTTAGCTATTGTTTTTAATAAATCTACTATTAATCTCTTAACAGCAGTTGTAGTTAAGAACGTAAGTAAGATTGGTTTAAGAATCTTATACATAAGATAAATGTGTGTTACTTCCCAAACATAGCTAAAATGCTAGTATTAGACAAGAATCTTTACTTTCATGGCTGAAGAGAAGGAAGAAAAAGAAGGTATTGAATGGGGTGAAATCTTCGGTCACGCTATTCGATTTATGATTTTGACTTGGAGTTTATCAATGATGACTTTGGGGTACATGGGCAAGGTAAGAATTGATGGAGCGTTCACGGCAGGATTGGTTTCGGGGGTCTTAGGATCTTATGGAATTAGTGTAGGACAGAAGAAAAGTGGCATAAGTAACAACAATGGTCCTAAAATAGTAGATAATAGTAAAAACAAAGTAGGTATCAAATGAAAAAACTGTTTGCTTTACTTCTATTCGTACCATCTGCTGCATTTGCTGACATAAAACAGGAATTTGTTACTTCAGCACAAATCACAGTTGATATGCCCTATGTAGTAACCAATAAGGTAGGAACTACATATAGTCTTAGCGGAAACAACATTACACCATCTGTAACTGTAGGAGATACAACTACATCAGGAAAGATTGGTGGGATCAATGTTGGCTCTTTGACTAATGGTGTTCCAGCGATGATACAAACTGACACTTCGGTGACGACATCGGGGTCGGCCTTCAGCAAAACAGAATCCGTGACTATGGGTGACGCTACACCATCTGCTGTAACTCCTAGTTCGGGCATTGCATCATTACCAGTATTAGGTGGGCAAACTACTATCGGATCAGGTGGTACTGCTGGATCTCTCGCTTTAACGTCATTGAGTTCGGGGATTCATACCTGCACGGCTGGAGGCAGTGGTACTAGCTGTATTGGCTCTACGAAAGTTACTATAACCATAGACTAGATGATTCTTCCCATAGTATCTGCACTACTTGCAATTTTAATTTATGGCACTTGTTCTTTTGCGTTATATAAAGTTTTCCTTGATAGGGGTAATACTTATATGGATAGACTTCGCAGAAGCCGTGCCCGTAGTTCCTCAATTCAGAACAGGGAGTTCTACGACATCTAGCAAATCAGAACAAATAATAAATGAAACAATCACAAGTCATCAATACAGGTCAGGTTATAGTTACTCAGCATCAGGACATAATATCAAATCTGAAACGGGATATATCAACCCTACTCCTACGACTACGGATGAACAAACAGCAGGGGGAGTAAAGTTTAGTTGGACTTCACCAAACTTAGAAGCTATACCTCGTTGGGGAATCGTAAACGATGGAGCAGCCTTTTCAATCCAAGAAACACTAATTACTCCAGGGTTGGATACAGTCACAAATATAAGTCGTCAAATAAATACAAGCACAACCACAGAAACTACAACTACATTTGGACAATAGCTATAATCCTTTGCCCTGCAAGGGTTTTGGCTAATACAACTGTTGCATCTCCGAGCAGTAACGCACAGGGCGTGGTAAATAACAATGCGACCATGATTACGCCAAGCTCAATGCCGAGCTTTAGAATGAGTCAGGGTATAGTTTGTGCTTCTCCTAGTCTTACAATTACACCCTATGTAACAGATAGTTGGTCTTTCGCATTACCTAGAGAAAGCGTGACTAGGACACCAATATATGATGAAGAAACAGGAGAGGTTATATATTATTCAGAAATACCTAGATTTGAAAAAGATACATTTAATTTAAATTATGGAATTTCTGCTCAAGTAAACATTCCATTGGGAAAGTCACCAGCACTTTGTCACGAAGCAACAGCAGTAAATATTGAAGCTCAAAGATTACTAATAAAGAAAACCAAAATGGAAATCAGTTTATATCGTTTGGAAATGTGTGCAAAACAAGCGAAATTGGGAGCTACATATAAACCTGGAACACCAGAGGCAGCTACTTGCCAAAATATTATTGTAAACATACCCCCAAACCAAGTTATGCCACACAGTCACAAATTAACCCAGTAGATAAGTTACGGGTATTAAACTTATCTACGGATAAACATTCTACCTTAAAAATAAAAAAGTAGATAGACCCCTTCCAACTAGTCTACCTACTAATTTATAAGCAAAAGGCAATCTCACCAAACACTTTTGCTAAATAAGCAACTGACGCTCTGACAGTGAGGAGGTAGAACTTAATCTACTCTTTATCAGGTCTGGTTGCTTAATATCATTTTACATCATTTTTCTTCTTTGTAAGCTTTTTAATAATATTTTTTACTAAGGGTTTGACAATATTAAGCAGTAGTGGAGTAGTGGCAGCAACAGTAGCAATAGCAGCAGTAC